TGGCTGGAAGGACGAACTCACATCAAACATGGGATGCGCCCTTCACGCGTTGCTGACTGCTGGCAGAACCCGGCCGGCGACCACATGCGCGAACGAATCGCTCACGACGAGCAGCTGCCCCCCGACCGCGTCATCGTCCACCCCGGCATCAACACCTACCTGCCCGACCTTGAAACTACCGCAGGCCAATTCCCCGTCCATAACGCCAGTTCCGAAGACGTCCTCCGCACCGTCATGGCTGCAGGAGATAAACTGGAGTTCCGCCATATCATTGACGCAGAGACGTTCCATTCCCCAGGAGGAGTCAAGATCAACCCCAAGGCGGCGAGTGGATTTGATTTACAAGGCCTCGGAGGTAATCGAGGCGGATCAGCCCAATGCACTGAACGATTGGCGGAGCGGGTGGTAGCCGAGATAAAGGACACCACAACGCCCCCCCCTGGAAGCTACGGTGTATGGCAGATCGGGGGCCGTGCGAAGCGATCCTCTCCGAAGGCGGGCGAGAAGCTGAAGTCCCGGGCAGTAATATTTGACAACGCCGTATCAGCCACAGTATCCTCCTGCCTGTCTCAACCCATGGGCGACATGATCAAGCAGTCGCACGGGGAGATTCAGATCGGCCATACTGCGGTACGTGGTGGGGCGGCCCGCGACGCAGCGAAGAGCGCTGGCAATGTGATAGAGAACGAAATCGACCATAAACGGTATGGATTTAGAGTTACCGAACAATCTCTGATTGACTCCTTTGGAATGATACGCGCGTGTCTCCCACGAGGCGAAGAGTACGATAGGTGGGTCCTTCATGAGATGAGTAAAGTTATTCTGAAATTCCTCATCCTGCCCGGCGGGTGGGTCTACCGTTGGAACTTCGGCAATCCGAGTGGGCCTTGGACGTCAATTCTCGACTCTATCAGCAACTGGCTAGCAACTCGCACCGCACTCGACGTCTGCGGCGTGAAGCCGCATGACTCAACCTGCTGGATTTACGGCGATGACACGCTGATTGGCTTCCGAAGCTGGGAAGCCTGGCGGCCGAATCCCGTCATCCAGGGGGTATTATTCGACAAGTTTGGCATCCTGCCCGGTGATGCCTCATATGGATCTCTTTCGTCATGGGGAGATGAACCCGGTGCTACCTTTCTGGGGTGTTGGATGAAGGACGGCCTATACGGCCGCCCGCTGGCTAAGTGGTTGGATGTAAGCGTGCTTCCAGAGCACAACCATACCTCCCTGGCCATGCAGATGAAGCGATGTGCGTACTTAGAGTCAGCGGCCGTATGCACCTTGACGAATCAGGAATACTTCCAAGACTACTTCCAATGGGTGAATTCCAAGGCTCCGCCTCACGCCCGGATACGTGAGGCGGCATTACATGACGCTATCCAAGCCAAGATGGTTAAGGCGCACACTACGTTCAG